TTGTAAGGTCTTACATATGTTTGGAAAGACCAGTCTGCAGGAGCGAGAGAGTCATTGAATCTCTTTTGCGCTCTTTGCGGTGCTGAACCAGCTTCAGACACTGTTACGTCAGTGTTTTCACTTGCTTGAGAAAAACTATAACCATCTAGTACACCTATTCTAAAAGTATTTGCATCATCTTCATTACCAACAAAGTTTCCAGAACCAGTTCTGCCGCCTTGAGCAGTTGTAGTACCAGTAACACCGTTAATAGTTAGAATTAAACCATTGTCTCCACTTCCAGAACTAGCTGTTGAAGTTACAGTATTATTGTCTGCATATCCTGTACCTCTAAAATTGTTCGGAATGTGAAACTCAGTAGCAGGGCCTGTTGCCCCACCACCACTTATAGCGGCAACTATAGCTTTGAAGCCAGTACCACTACCATTGGTAGTTCCAAATGTAAGAATGTCGCCTACGGCATGTCCTGTATTAGTTCCACTAGAAGCATCAACGGTTACTACACCGCCTCCAGCTACTGGGACTCCATTTACAGAGCTGACAAATACTTTGGTATTTCTCGATAGATTTAAAGCCATTGCTTTCTCCTATTATTTCATCTTTGGAAAGGATTCCGCTTGATTTTAATCAGCGTCTTCGTTTCCTAATATCGTATGGTAACAACCATTTCGCCTATGCCTAGAGGAGCAATTACTCCTTCGTCAGTACTTATAGAGTCTACCGTTATCGATGTCGTCCTTAAGTTTGGGTCTACGGTGTCGTCATACACCAATCCATCATTCTCGTCGATGATTCTTTCAATATCTTCGAGCAATAATGATAATTCTTCTTGAGCATCTTCTGCATTTTCTACATATGCTCTTATTGTTAAAGTTAAAAATCTCCATTTAAAGCCACCAGGTTGATATTCTCTTTCTTCATCACCTGCTACTATGCAGACTTTTGGGTATTGTTCTATTTCGTCTAAAAAGACCATTTTTGAAGCCACGTTATCAAATAAATTTATAGCAAATGGGTGGCTTCCATCAATTTGTTTCACTTTCTCTACTAAGGCTTCTGCTATCTTCTTTCTTGCTGTTCTGTATACTGGCATTATATTCTCCTTAGTGTAAATTTAGTTTGTGTATGTTTTGTTGCTAACTGTCTTATGCTTCTTGCTATAAGAGGCTTTGGATTATATCCTAGTGGCCACTGTCTTTCTCCTGTATTTTCAAAAGTTTGATATGGGTCTAATTGGTATGTATATTCACCAACTATAGTTTTATTTGCCCTATACAAACTTGTTAACGCAGCTGACCTTGCAAATTGACCAGTCTGATAATTAAGTGCTGGTCTTCCCATATTTCTCTGGATTTCATTATGAAGTCCTCTATTTATATATCCTTTTATCTGTGCTAAACTTTTCTGAGCTACTTTCTTTCCACTTTGCAATCTTGGTTGTCTTGAAGCATGTGCTACTAATGTTGCGCCAGATAAACTCATCTTTTTTATTTTTTGTTTAGATGGCTTGCCTCTTCCTTTACCTACACTAACTGAATAATTATGTTCATGTGTTTTCGTTGCTTTTATTCTTTTCTTAACTTTTGTCTGTGTACCACGAGATTTTAAATTTCCTGTTACTCCAAGTACTGCAGAATCTATTAAATCTTGTTTGAACGATTTACTACTTTTTTCGTCCATGGTTACGATATTGCCTTCTTCTATCTGTTCTTTAACCCAGTTAGCAATATAAGCTTCACCCGCTTTTTTAATCTTATCAATATCAGATTTTTCTTTTGTATTTCTTGCTAATCTAACTTCAATTAAATGACTTCTACCTGGTATAGTTTGTCCTTCAAGTTTCTTCTTAAATCTTCTATCTCTAGCGGTTATCTTTAACCCGCTTAAAAAATCCTCTGCAAAGTCATAAACATCAAAAGTTGCATTTTCTAAAGTAATTTGTGCATTATTATCTCTTAGAGCTTCTAAAGCTTTCACACCAGAAGTACTTGACTCTTTATGAGCGGCTTTTACACCGCCTGAAGTTATAAGTTCGCTGTAGGTTCCCTTAATTATACCATCTTTATTTTGAGTAGATCTACTAAATCTTTTTCCTTTTTCATCAGCATGATTTAAAAATCTTTTATTACCAAGTTTTTTTCTTGATAAGTCTACCCAGCTATTCCAAATAGTATCTTTTATAAATCTTATAGCGTTTGTTGCATATTCTTCTTGTAAACTTCCATCTATATTTGAAGCTACAAAGTCTATGCTTATTACAGCTCCTGAAATTTCATTCTCATATGCTCCAGGCCTAAATACTACACCACCTATTAAATCTAACTGATATCTTGGCTTCTTTTTTGGCTGTACCTTTCCCCAATAATCAAACTGAAATTCTTTAATCTCAGGAGTGGAGTCTTTTAATGCTTCATTCCACATATCATCAGTATTAACTTGTCGGTTATACTGACTAAGTCCCATACCTTTTAAAATTTTCTTAGTTGCACTTTTAAAAGCACTTCTAAATTCTCTTCCTCTAACACTTACGGTTAAGATAGTTCCCTCTTGTACCAAAAATCCTTTAGAACCTTTAGCACCACTTAGCTGGTCTTGTGCATCTTTTAGAAGACTATTTAATCTTTGTTTAAACGCCTCTTTAGCCATTACTTATAGACTTTGTAGAAATCTAGTATTCTCTTGATGTGATCAGGAAAATCTATATTATCTCTCAGACTAGTAGATACTTCATTTCTTACTTGAGCACCTTGAATAGTCATTGCTGATTTTCTTTCGTCTTTTAAGTAGTATTTTACTAAATCAAAACATGCAAGTTTTAAATCTGCAGGTGTTGATGCATAGCCAGCTCTATATGTTACTTTTACTGCTTTTCTGCCTTTTGGAAAAAACTTATCCCCAAGAGCAGTAGTTCTAGTTATTAAATCTCTTTCAGTATCAACTACGTATTCGTATTTTCCACTGCCGTCTGAATCTTCACTTATTAAAGTAGTATAAGTACCAGACTGTCCTTCTCTTTCTTGTACTTCTGATACACTAACAAGAGGACTTTCGTCGACCATTATCTGAAAAGTCTCATTGTCTTTTATATCAAAAAATTCAACCTTATCAGTACTATAAAAATCTATTATACTAGTACCGCAGTAGGATTTTACTGCTTGGCTTATAGAGGGTATAATAACATTCAATTTCGCATCTTCACTTACTCCAGTAAGTCCTGCGAAGTCTTTGTATTCTCTTGTTGTTACTAAATTTGCCATAATTCCTCTTAAAAGTTGGAGGGGATTGCTCCCCTCCATAGCCATAAGCTATTAACTAGCCTTGTACATGAAACCCCACTTGGCAGTCGCACCGTCGATTAGATCTGTAAATCCAATTCTTTGAGAAGCCACTAGGACTCTTCTTTGTGCTGCTACTTCGTAGTCTGATTCTACAGTAACGCCTCTTAATCTTGGCATTACGAAGTTTCTTGGGTTGACAGCGATAGCTGCAAACTTACCAGTTGCTGGTGCTGCAAATTCGTCACATAATAGTACTCTTGAACCGAATACTTGACCAATTTCACCAGAAAGCTTTGTTGCCATGTCGCCAACTAGGTTAGCATCTTGGAACTCGGCATCTTCTAGTAATTCATAGTATGACCTTTGTGAAACAATATAAACTACTTCACTTGGATTCACACCATATTTACCCATGTTCTTTCTCATTGATAACAAATCAGTCGCTACAATCTTATCAGTTGCAAAAGCAGTTGTTGATTGTGTAAAGTCTGAATCGTTTCTTGCTAAGTGTAGTAAGCCTTCAAAAGCTGCACCTGAGGTACCAAAAGCACCGTCAGCGTCGTCACCTGCTAAGATAGCATTTTCAATTGCTCTAGCGTGTGATCTAACCATTGATTCTCTAATTAAAGGTAGAATCGGCATGATTGCATCTTCTTCAGTCTCATTACCTAAGAATGATTGAGAAATAAGTTTCTTTGTTGAAAGTGTTCTTTCAGTCATAACAATACCTGCTCCATTTGCTGGATCGTAAGCATCGCCTCTTGGGTCTAAGTTACCATGAGGTGCTGAACCACTAGCTGCTGTGTTACCTGTAAATTCAGCATAACCTGCATCTGGTAGGATTGGTATAATCATGTTTGCAGAAGTCATTGGAATTTCTCTAAATAGAGGGGCTAATACCAATTCGTTCTGGATATCTCTTTCGATTTGAGTTGAAACAACTTGTTCAAAATCTGCTGAAGATACATCAACACCTGAGTGTCCATTTACCTTTTGCATTACTGATTTTGCATAGTCATTATCCCAACCTTTACCAGTCGCTAGACCAGCAAATTTTGCATCGATAATATCTTGCTCGAAAGCTTTTTTCCAGTCGCCTTGACCTTGTCTATCTGAGAAAATTCTTTTTGACTCTCTGATATTCATGATTTCTTCTGATTTCTCAGATAACTCTTTCTGAAGTGATTTAACAACTTCATTCAAGTCTTCATGCTTCTCATTGACTCTTTTCTCAACATCAGACATAAGTTTTTCAGCGCCTGTTAAACCTGCCTTAACGACAAGTCTTTGTTCTTCCTGCTTAGCTTCTTGAACAGCCTTTTCTTCCGCTTCGTCTTCTGCTGCTTTTTCAGCGGCTTCTGCCTGAGCTTTTTCTTCAGCTGCTTTGAGTTCTGCTTGCTTCATTGCATACTGAGCAACAGCTTTTTCAGCTGCCTCATTCGCAAATTTGTCAAGATCGAACTCAGGGGAAACTTCAGGAGTTTTCATTTCTTCTGACATATTAGTCTCCATGTTTTGGGATTTCTCCCCGCTTGGCTGCTCAACTTTCACAGCGTCTGCTGTATCGACTGAGTTAGCCTTTATAAATTGCTTTTTAAACTGATTGTAGTCTTCCATGTTATCAAACGACTTTGCTAAAGAGAACGTTGCTCCCTGATTGCAAGGTACAGATACCACAGATACTTCAAAAAGTTCCGCGTCCTTTATTTTATATCCATCGGTTTCAGTCATATAATCAGCATCCTTGACTCTGAAGCCGACAGAAAACGCTCCAAGGACACCATCTTTTACTAAATCTTTTATCTCACCTGCTGCTTTAGAAATTCTACCTGAGATTTCTAAACCTTTGTCGGTGACTTCTAACCCTGTTGCTCTACCGATAGGTCTGTTGTAGTCATGGTTAAAAAGTAGAACAGGATTACCTTTATAGTTATCTAATCCACCTTTTGTCCATGCTTCAGCTTCGATTATATCGCCAGCTCTATCTAGTGCATTTGTACTTGCAGAACCTTTGATGTCTATTCCACCATCATCAGTTTCGCCAAGGGTTTTAAAAGTATTAGTCCAGTGAAAGATTTTAGTTTTATTCGACATCTTTAACTTCCTTTTTTACAGATTTCTTAGGTTCAGGTTTTTTAACTTCCTTTACCTCTTCCACTACTGCAACTTGGACAGGATATCTTTTATTTACCACGGATAATACTCTGCTCCATGAACCAAATGCTCTTCTAAGCAAATAGTCTTTGACTGGAACATCATTTCCGTGTGATTTGTATTCAACTAAATCCATTACACCACCTTTCTCGGTCATGTAATCAGATAAAGCTTTTACCATCATATCTTTAGTCATATTATTCTTCCTCAATAGGAGAACTCTCTGTTGGTCGTCCTCCCTCCTCTGGATTAACTGATGAACCTGCTAAGTTGACAGGAACTCGAGGTTCATCGAATCCATCGATAGGTTCTTTGCCCATAGCTACTCTAGCTTCGTTTGCACTAAGAATACCTGTATTCACTAGTGTTGCGTAGTAGGCAGCTTGGTCTCTTAACTCTGGTTGTAAGGCAGGAATACCTGTTACATCTTCAGAGAGTTCGAACCCAAAGTATCTTTCCAAAGCATATCCTAGTTTTCTTACTATTGGCATTACTGTCTCCAAATAGTATAGTCTATGGTTTGGTCTTATGTTTGCATTATTACCACCGTCCATAAGTATTGGTGGTATACCCATTGCTTCTAAAATTATTCTTTCATTCGCTTTTATTGAATCTTGAAAGTCTAATTCTCTGAAATTAATCTGAGACATAGGTTCTACTTCTAGTCCTCCGTCTAAAATAAGAGGTCTTCTCCCTCCAGTATTTGGATTGTACCTCATGCTCCAGGCTTGTAACATTCTTTCTTTAATCTTTTCTGAAAGAGTGTTAGGACTTTTTAGTACTAGTCCTGGAACTGCTCCATTCTTGAAAAAGTTATCTTGGAACTTTCTCATACTTCCTAATAGTTGCATTGTTCTAAATGCTGGTTTTAATCTAGGAGTACCTCTGTAAATGGATTTAAAACTGTTTTCTTTTATGTGAATAATCTCATTGACATTATAGTCAATGGAATTATCAAAACTATATTTTTCTACATAAGTGTTGTCGTCTGAATAGATTGTGACTTTTTCTGCTGGTAAGTGGTACAAGTGTGCACCATCAAAATAGATAAAGATGTTTCCATCTATAAGTAGGTCAATAATTAGATTTCTTTTAAAAGTACTTACGTCCTGAAACGGATTTGGTTCTTTATTTAGTAATTGATCAACCTTTACTCTACGAATATTCTTTACAATATTATTAGTGCCTTGTCTTTGCTCACCAACATTGTAAGGAATTTCAGCAACATCATCTACAATCATATTTACAGCACGATTAACTATCTCTAGTTGTTCATATGCATTTCTATAGTTTGAGACAACCTCTTGGCTGTCTATCGTCATTCCCTCATTACGGGAAATAGCGTATTGAGACGGATTCAGTTTTTCCTCATCTGATTCAACTGTACCCTGTCTACCTAATAAAAAATCATACCATGCCATGTTTGTTTCTCTGTTTTTCGACCCACCGTGCTTGTTTCTCTGCTGTGATTAACTTGGGTCGCTTTCCATAAATCGAATGTAATCTTAAATGGTGCTGATGGCAGAGAGTAACTGTTTTCTCATAAACTTCTTTATAGTTCTCACCGATAAACTGCTCTCGAATCTCTAGTATGTCTTGCTCTTTCTCTATAATTATATGATTTGTGCGTATCCAAGCTTCTAGCAGTTCGGTCAAGCCGTTGTAGTGGTGAAAATCTAAGTTATCCGTTTTTCCGCAAATGTAACATTCGCTTCCTTTTTTATATTGAGATTTAGCTTTGTCTCTAACGTATTTAACTAAATCTCTCTTAAATTTCATATCTAACTCTTAATATGAATTATAACAAAAGTTTGCACCAAAAGTCAAGAACTGTTTTTCACTGGTGTTGCTAAAACGATGTAGCTGAGGTTTCAAATGTATATAGTGCATATCTTAACGCATCTGCCATGTGCGATGCTCCATCATGTTTTGGTCTTTCTTTCATTAAATTCGGATTTGGATCCCATTGGTATTGGTCAAGGGATAATTGTACCTCTCTACATCCTTGATGTACTATGAGGTCATCATTGTCTACTACTCCTGCTACCTGTCCAATACCATCTAGTACAGATTTCTTAGCATTTATAGTAGTAATGTCATAATTTTGTGCAAAATCAAATCGAGTTTGTTGGGCTGCAGAATCTATATAGATATAGTCTATATCCCATTTATTTATCAATTTTCGTATTTGAGCTGCATGTTGTTCTGTTGTTCTTTCTGAGTCTAAGTATTCATCAACGACATAATACTTTTTCTCGTCCCAATCGTATGCGATTACACAAAATGCTGTTGGGTCTTTATACCCCACATCAAGTCCTGCGAATACGTCCATTCTAGAAGTATCAAAATTACTTAAATCTGCAGTACATTGTTCATGATTAAATGCCCATACCTGACCTTCATAAACATTAAAGTCTGCCATATATTCTTGGGCAAACTCATTCTCTGACATTGTTTTTCTTGCTTCTTTGATATCTTCTTCGGAAACACGAGGATTCTCGTGCCATGTTGCTTTTATACTAGCCCACTCTGGAAACTCGTCTGAGTATCCACGGTAGTAAAACTCTGCAAAATAATTATTTCTACCCCTTGGAGTAGATATAAAGATTGCTTTAGAATTATCCTTATCTAGTGTAGGACGTAGTGCAACATTGAAAGCATCTCTTCCATCTGTTAGTGCAGCTTCGTCGAATATGATAAGGTCATAACTTCTACCAACTACAGAGTCGACTTGATTTATAGAACCCATTCTTATAGTAGAATTGTTACTTAGTTCTATGACTTTATCTTTTGCATTATCTCTAAGTACTTCTAAATCAAAATGTTTTATCAAACTTCTCTGCAAATCAAAAGAGATTTGCGATAAAGAATAGTTAGGAGACATTAACAGTACATGACTGTCAGGGACTAGACAAACAAGTTGTCCAATTATGTTTGATATGTAAGTCTTCCCCTGTCTTCGCGAGACAGCGGCACATACAAATCTATATTTAGGGTTATTTACTGCATTGATAATTGCAGTTTGCGATGTATTAGGTTCAATACCTAATAAGTCCATGTATCCTTCTATTGGAAGTTTGATAAAACGTGATTCAGAATCTAAATCCATTAAATACTTTGACTCTATGTCTGCTCTGCTAATATCTATCAATGCAATGTCTCAAAGTCAAATGGGTTATCGGGATCGTCTGCGCTCAGTATTTGGTTTTCCTGAGCCAGCTTGTATAGATAGAGGTAGGCGCCACAGACTTTTGCATATTGTGCCTCGACAGCAGACACATGCTTTCCGCATAATTCTTTTTCAGTAATTTTCATTAAACTTTGAGAAGTATGGACTTGAAGTTCATCAAGCCACGCCCTTCGAGTGTCAATTGTTGGTATTGTCATCTTCTTCTTTTTAATCCTCTAGTAAATTTTTGTGATTTTGGTGGCATTTTCTTTGAACCACCTTTGCCAGCCCAGAATACTTTATTTGCCCACCAAGCCGCTGACGACCTGCCTTTTGCTATATTTTTTCTATGTCTGGCTTTGAAACTTCTACGAGCTTCGGGGCTATAGTTATGCCCCATTCCTTGAGCACCAAATCGTATAATCTTTACCTTGCCATTAACTCTAGTAGCCACTACAGCTTTTTTAGTTTTATGACTAGGTGTACGTTTAGGCTTATTTAGCCTAGTAAGACCTACTCTTTTTAATCTTGCTTTTTCTGCTTTTGTTAGTGCCATATTTTTGTTTCTTCTTACGCGCTTCGGCTATGCCGCTCCAGATAAATATTTCTGCGTAAGCCTTTCCTAATTTTTCGATATAGTTATCGTCTTCTGGATAATATTCTACCTGCCCTCGCTTTTCCAAATTTTGCTTTCTTTGGAGATAAGGTTTTACCGTATCTGGGTCCGACACCTTTTGGTGCAGATGAATATCTAAACGCCTCCATGCTGTTAGGATTCTTAGTGTTTACCAATGCTCCTGCTGCTGCGTTCATGTCTCTTGTTACTCCTCTTCTGAGAACATGTTTTCTTATTTTTTGAGTACCATGTCTCCCAGTAGGGCCGCTTAAAAATTTAGCCATTTTTCTTTTTCCTTAACGCTCTTAGGTATGAACCATGAGAGCTACCTGGCATAAACCGTTTATTAGAACCTCTTCCATGCGAGTGTATGCCTTTTAAACCAAGCTTCCGCGCTCTTGCTCGAGCTGCCGTTGCCGTTTTATAAATATCTTTGTTTCTTATATATTTTTTATGCTTCTTTTTGTTTACTGCCATTTTTAATATAGTTTGTTAGCTTTGTTTTATTATGTACTGTGTGAGGTAAGTTGAGAAGCTTTCTTACTCTCCTGTTCTCACTGAGTTTTTCCTCAGTAGAAGTTATTAACTTATCTAAAAGTTTACCGATTATATGTAGTTCCTTAATAAAGGTTTCTCTGTCCATATACTCCCTTATAGAGAAGACTTACCTTTTCTTTCTTCTTCTGGTAGTTTTTCTCTTCCTTTTTACAAAAGTAGAAACGTTAGTTGGTTTCCCTCCTGGATTTCCTGCTCTTCTTTTTCTAGAAACAGCTGAACGAATCTGTGCAGCAGTCATTCTTCTAGCTTTACTTGCAGGTACACACTTTGGATAAGCTCTATTACTTTTTCTAGCAGATTTACGGCCGCAAGGCATATAGCCTCCGCCTTTCTTTCTACGAGAGATGTCTACCCAACCCTCTTTGAACCACTTTGTTAATCCGCCTTTTGGTTTAGCCATTTTGTGCTTTTTCTTCTGCTTCCATCATTTTATCTTTGATATCAACAGACCCGTCCCAGTTTTTATCTTTTCCTGAGATTATATTCCAAAGCTGTATAAATTTTAATTTTATATAGTCTATCATCTTTTCCTCTTTTTGCCAGTGCCCATTCTATATCGGCCTCCTCTGGCTTTATATGTTCTTACTAACCATCCGTTTGCATAGGCCGATGGATACACCTTAAACTTTCTTTTTGCCTCAGCCTTTACTCTTGCATAAAGTACTGGGTTAGTTGGTACTGGCCTCTTTTTAGCGGCCTTTCTTTTTCTTTTTCTTGCCATGTGTCTTTCTTAATCCTGCTTTCGCAGACTTGAAGATTGATGCGACTGTTTTCTTTCCCATCACTCTTGCTCGTTGTTCACCAACTGTTAATATTTGTATTTTTCTTGCGTAAGATTTTCTTACTCTTTTTACTTTGCGGACTGTAGCTCTAGCGTCTTTTATAGTAGCAAACTTAATACGAACGGTATCTTTTGGATTCTCGTCAGTATATAATCTTCTACCACTTCCCTTAGGCTTCTTTCCAGTGCCTACGCGAGGGTCTTTCTTTTTACGTTTTCTTTTTACGACCACTTTTATACTTTCCGCCTCTTTTTTGCCTTAAGCAATATTGTTTCTGAGAAAACCCTTTCGGATTATTGCAATTAATTTTTCGCTTTCTTTTTAAAGTCCATCTTTTTCGCATATCTCAGTTCCATTAATTGTGTCCTATCCTGTTGAATAATTATAGGATATGGGGCTTGGTTATTACCGCCTTTAGAGTATGTAGGGTGAGACCATAAATATTCGCATTTCTCTTGGCTATCATTTCTATGTGCCACTATGTCATCAATCTCTTCTAGAGTAAGGTCATCTACTACATAAACGATTGCGTCCCAGTCTTCGATATTCCAGTTCATTTCTGTTAGTTTGAGGATATCTATATCAAGGGGAACAATCTTGATCCGTCCTTCGATATAGCTCTTATAACTCCATGGGCAGGCATGTCGAATACTGCGAAAGTATTGAAACCAAATAGAGTTATCCTCTACTTCTTCTTTTCTTTCCACCTTTCTTCTTTTTACCTTTTTTCTTCTTCATCTTTTTCAAGATTGCTTGTTGAAGAGCTTTAGGTAATTTCTTTTGTTTAGCTGTTAAAGCCATAACTAACTCCATTTCCCATCGGGACACTCTGCCCATCTTATTTTAGTCTTAAGGGGCATAAAACACCCACATTCAGAGCAAGTT